AAACAATTACAAAATCTCCAAAATGAAACTTCTATACTAGTTCAACAATTTGGAGAAATTGAGTTTCAAATGCAAACTCTTATTAGAACTAAAAAAGTTTTAGAAGAGAAGTTCCAAAAAATTAAAGATCGAGAAGCATCATTAGCTAACAGTTTAACTGAAAAATATGGTAATGGTACTATTGATTTAGAAAATAAAAAAATAACCGTATTAGAATAGTTTTTTACGAAAGACTATAATATTTATAACTAAACGTATTTAATTTAAATTAAAATGGCAGAAACTCTATTATCACCTGGTGTATTAGCTAGAGAAAATGACCTATCACAAGTAACGGCACAACCAACTCAAGCGGGTGCTGCTATTTTGGGTCCTACAGTTAAAGGTCCTGTTGGAATCCCTACATTGGTTACTTCTTACAGCCAATATGTTAACACATTTGGTACCACGTTTGTTAGTGGTTCATCAGATGTAAAATCATTCTTAACATCAATCTCGGCTTATAATTATTTTAACAACGGAGGAGATTCATTGTTAGTAACTAGAATCGTTAGTGGTTCATTCTCACAAGCAACTTCAACTACTATTACCGGTAGTGATGCTGATGTAACTTCTTTAACCCTTAAAACTTTTGGTGAAGGTACTATTATGAATAGTGACTCAACTGAAGATAGTAATGGTGCTCTAGAAAGCGGTTCATCTGATAACTTAAGATGGGAAATTGTATCAAATAGTTCTACAAACGGTACTTTTGATCTTACTATCCGTAGAGGTAATGATATCACCGACGAAAAAGTAGTATTAGAAACTTGGACTAATTTATCATTAGATCCAAAAGCCGATAACTACGTTTCTAAAGTAATTGGTGATACTTATTACACTATCGATACATCAGATACAACCCCTTACGTTAAACCAGTAGGTACTTACCTACCTAAATCAAGATACGTATACGTTTCTCAAGTAACTAATACTCCTGATTACTTCGATAACGCAGGTAATGCTAAAGCAGCATTAACAGGTTCCTTACCAGCAGTAGCAAGCGGTTCATTCTCAGGAGCTACAGGTAATATTATAGCAGGTAGTGATAAATACTACGAAAATATCGATGGTGGAGATAATATTCAAGGGGTTAGACAAGCTGATTACACTCAATCTATTGATCTATTAAGCAACCAAGACGAATACCAGTTTAATGTTATTACAGCCCCTGGTTTAATTATTGGTTCAGATCAAGCTACAACAACCATTACTAAATTAATTAACATGGTTCAAACCAGAGGTGATGCTTTAGCAGTAGTAGATTGTGGTAAATACGGTGCTACATTAGCTAATATGACTAGTAACGCTGCTTCATATAACTCAAGCTACGCAGCTACTTACGCTCCTTGGTTACAAACAACTGATCCAGATTCAGGCCAAATTGTTTGGGTTCCCGCTTCAACAATGATTCCAGGTGTTTACGCTTATAACGATTCAGTAAGTGAGGCATGGTTCGCGCCTGCAGGTTTAAACAGAGGTGGATTGGCTACAGTAGTACGTCCTGAAAGAAAATTATCTCAAGCTCACAGAGATACATTGTACACAGGAAAAGTAAACCCAATTGCTTCATTCCCTGGAGCTGGTACAGTAGTATTCGGTCAGAAAACATTACAAACTAAAGCAACTGCATTAGATAGAATTAATGTTAGAAGATTATTAATTGAACTTAAATCTTATATCTCTCAAGTTTCTGATAACTTGGTATTCGAACAAAATACTATCGCTACCAGAAATGCATTCCTAGGTCAAGTTAATCCTTACTTAGAATCAGTACAACAACGTCAAGGTTTGTATGCGTTTAGAGTGATTATGGATGATTCAAATAATACTGCTGATGTAATTGATAGAAACCAGTTGATTGGTCAGATTTATATCCAGCCAACTAAGACTGCTGAATTCATTTACTTAGACTTCAACATCTTACCAACCGGAGCTACTTTCCCAGCATAAAAGTTTGAAAGTTTAATATTTATAACAGAATAAAATATAACGCAAAATGGCAGTATTAGATCCCAACGAAATTTTCTTCACCGCTTTCGAACCGAAAGTACAAAATAGATTTATCATGTATGTAGACGGTATTCCATCGTATACTATCAAAGGTATTTCGTCAATCGGCTTCTCGCAAGAAGAAATTATGCTTAACCATATTAACACTTATAGAAAAGTTAAAGGTAAATTAACTTGGAACGACCTGACAATGACATTGTTCGATCCAATTACTCCTTCAGGTGCCCAGGCAGTAATGGAATGGGTACGTTTACACCACGAATCAGTAACTGGTAGAAACGGTTACTCAGATTTCTATAAGAAAGATTTAACTATTGATGTTTTAGGTCCTGTAGGTGATATCGTTTCAGAATGGGTAATCAAAGGTGCATTTATTAAAACTGCAGAATTTGGTGAATATAACTGGGATAATACAGCTGCTGCAC